AACCAGTGTGACCCGTAGGACCAGTGTGACCTGTTGAACCAGTGTGACCCGTAGGACCAGTGTGACCTGTTGAACCAGTGTGACCCGTAGGACCAGTGTGACCTGTTGAACCAGTGTGACCTGTTTGACCAGTGTGACCCGTAGGACCCGTAGGACCTTGTTGACCTTGCACATTCCAATTAGAACCATCATATACATATAAATACTGTCCGTCCCAATATATAGAACCACTATTTATATAATTGTCTGTTGGTTCATTTGATAATGGTGGTAATTGTATAACATCTGGTCTTATATAGACAGAATTATAATTTGGACCATTATTATATACACTGACATAGGGTCCATTCGTGTAATGATTACCTGTTCCACCACATATATCTATTCCACCTTCTTCTATTCCACCAACCAAATTATATTTTAAATTCACAGCATATGTTGATATATTATTTAAATTATTACTTGCGTCGCTAAAAAATATTTTATTATTATTTATTTTTATTGGATTAATGGTTGGTTCGTTTAAATTGTCTGGTGCATTGATATAAACATATCCATCTGTTGTTAAAGTTAAATCATTTGTACCAACAATAGAGTTATTATTATTATCAGTAATATTGATTCCATTTAAAAAACTTGCTTGGTTTATACCAGAAATATCTTGATTATTCATATTAATTGAATAATTACCTGCACTATTTCCTATTTGAAGGGTTGTAGCTAAATTTTGTGAACCAGATGTTATTGGAATTCCATTCCATAATAAGTTTGGTGTCTGAAAATTAATACTATTTGGAGCATATATATTTAAATTATTAGATGATAGATCGCCTGAAAATAAAATGTGTTGATTTAAAGTAAGTGTTCCAGGATAAGTTTGTGTATATTGATAATTACCAAAAGAGATAGAGTTAAGAAATACATTTGTTCTTGATATATATGAACTATTTGGAGAAGGTGCTTGAAATATTAAATTTTGATCATTACTAAAATTTAATGATGTAAATGCCGTACCTGATTGCGCACCTGTATTTGAACCTGGCATACCATATAGTTTCGAAACTAAACTACCTGACAAATTACCTATTGAGTTAGGAAATATATTTATATCACCTGCATAACCTGTATCACCCATAATATATAAGTATAATATTATTAATTTACTAATGTTTGTCCTATAATAATTAGTCTATTTTTACCATTTCTACTATAATCATTAGATAAAGAAGTAGTATAAGTATTAACACCTGAAACATTGGTTGTTGGAAATGTTCTTAAATAATCAGTTGTACTGGATGAATCTATATATAATTCGAAACCAGGATTAGAAAATGAATTAAATGTATATGCTGCATTATTTACACCTTCGTATATATATGGTTGTAAAATAGCAAACCCTCTACCTACCCCATATAAACTACCAGATGATGTAGTTGTAGGTGATTGTAACTCAATGGGTGTTGTATCATCTGTAAATGTTATGGGTTCAGGAGGTAAATTAGAATGAATAGTATATTCAAAAACTTGTCCATATGTATTAGGTATTTGAAATGTAAATGTTGTATATCCTGTAGTATTCAGACCAGTTGGCTCTGTAAAAACGCCCTCACTACTTTCTAAAGTAAAATTATTATTATTATTATTTTGTAATAAATTAATCCATTCATTAGAAATATAATTGTAATAATATGGAAATCCTTTAACAGAAGCAAAATTTCCAAAACCAGGACTTGTAGAAGGAAAAGATGCTAAATCTTTTATTTGTAAATTTCCTGAATTTACTACAACTTTATTATTGAAAGTGTTTACTTTACAAAATATATTATTAGCATTTAATTTTGCATATTCATCATTACAACATGATTTAATCGGACAGTAACTTAACTGAAAGGGATATGGATAATTTTTTAAAGGTTTATTGTTTAATTTAAAAATATGATTATTATTTGACATATATAATAATCATATATATTTACTTTGTTGTATTAATAAGTTCCAGTAGATCCGGAATAACAACTATAAGACCCAGAAGGTCCGGAATAACTATAAGACCCAGAAGGTCTGGAATAACTATAAGACCCAGTAGGTCCGGAATAACTATAAGACCCAGTAGGTCCGGAATAACTATAAGACCCAGTAGATCCGGTATAACTATAAGACCCAGAAGGTCCAGAATAACAACAATAAGACCCAGAAGGTCCTACAAAAGAATTAACAGACCCGGTATAACTACAACCAGTGTGACCAGAAACATTCGTTGAATTTTCCATGTAATTTTACTAATTATTTTATATTTAAATCGTATAATATACAATATATATTTTTATTTTGAATGAATTTTATGGCAACAACCATCGTCCAAATATAATTTATATACTATCCAATGAGGCATTGGATAAATAGGTTTTAATGAATGATTTTTTATAAAATCAGAAATATTCATTTCATTATTTTCAATAAATACCATATCGCCATCATTATCATTAAAAAATAATTTATTATTTGTTTTTTCATTCGTCGCAAATTGGATATTCAAATTATGATATAATTGATGTATTGAATCTTTTTTATAAACAGAAATCCATTCAGTGTATCCACAACATTTTTGAATTTCAAAAATATAATGATATTCATAAAATATTCTTAAAAAATCATTTTTTTTTGAATCAAAATCCATATTAAATATTTAATAGTATTTTTAAATATTTAATTGTTATTATTTTCAATAGCTTTTACTTTTATTTGTGGATGTAAATAAGTTCCACATCTTTTAAAAAACTTGTGCAATTCAATTGGATCCGCACCGGTTACCATATCATTGGGAATATAGTTATCATTTCCTTTATGATAACATAAAATAGCAGGGATTCCATTTACCATTTTTTTGTTCTTAAGAAAAGAATACAAATTAAAACATTGATCTACATCAATGTCTGCACACAAAACATTATGAGGCGATGTAGCAAAAAACCCATCAATGACAGGTGCAATTTGCTTACACGGTCCACACCATGAAGCACCTAATTTTATAATAAAAAGCCCAGGATTCATATTTTTTAATATAGCAAAAAATTTATCTCTTGACTCTATTTCAGTAATCACTTGTTTAGTTATTTTTTTATTATTAGTAGATACGTGTTTCATAATATATATAAAATAAAAATAAAAATAAATTTTAACTAATTATTTTTTCAAGAAAAGAAATATCCAATTCTGGTAATATAACGTGTGATTCCCAAAAATATTTACAAAAAGCCCAAATAAAAACACAATCATTTGGATATAAATGGGAATATTTCATTAATCGTTTTCTAATTTGGTTGGGAATAATATGTAGAGAAGATTGAGGAACAACATAACACAATTGTGTTAATTCATTTACTGCTTTTGTATTTTTATTGAATTGTATTTTTTTTACGGATTGTTTTCCATATTTTATTATATCACAAAACAAAGGCGGATAATGATATTTATATTTCCATGTCCAATCAATGCACCCTTTTGAATAATATTGTAGGTTCCATACTAATCCTTCTAAATAATTGTCTACGATTTTTGTATTATTATCATTTTTTGAAAATAAAGTTTGATAATATCTTGATTGCCAATTTTCTTCTTCGGGATGAATGTATTTTTCTAATTCTCTATCATAATTTGGTAACAATTCTATTTTTTTCCATTTATCTGTTATATTAGAAAATGATTTTTCTCTACGATTACGTAATTTATATTCTTCTTTAAAGAACTCTTCTTCATTAGTAGCGATCCATTTTATAAATACGAAAAAGTGTTCCCAATAAATATGTTGTCCATCTGTAATTATATTACTTGTTTTTCCGATTGTATTCTTGTATGCATCCAAAATTTTGTCAATGCCATTTGTTCTAATATTTACAGATGGAAAATGAGGCATAAAATCGTTACCTAATAAGAAGCAAATAAAAATATAATCATTTAATCTATTAATAGAATGATTTATTGAATACTGATTCATATTTAGGGAAATAGATTCTGAAAGCAGATAAATATCCATCAGATAATCTTGATTTGGTTCTAAATCTTCTTGTATAGATTTAATAAATTCAGGAGTTTCTCTATATAAATAAATAGGATTCCCAATATATAAATGATTCACACACAACATAATTAAATCAGCATCTAATCCATAAATAACATTTATTTGATTTTCAATCAAAGAAGATTGACGGATATGTTCAAATATTTTATGTTCACCTTCTCCAACCTCATTACTTGTAGAGACAATAATTTGTTCAACATTAAATAAAAAATAATCTTCAAAATATTTTTTGGTTTCATAATTTAATTCATTCATAAATTGCGTTCCTGGGGTGATTTGACACGTATCCCACGTATCTTTTGTTTGATGAATAGAATTCATTATTTGTTTTTGATAATATGATTTAAATCTTCTTTGACGTTGTTGTTCTAATTTTGCAATAGGAGCTACACCATCAAACGCAATGTAAACTATATTTTTAGGAGAGATGTGTTTAATATATAAACATATTTGAGAAATCACATTTTGTATAATTATTTTATTATTAATAATTATTTTATTATTCTTTTCAAGATTTTTAATAACATCATATATAATTGAATTGCAGTCCAAATAAAAATGCGTTACTTGAATATCATATTTTTTCAATGGTTTTATTATTTTTGAATGATTTTTAATAATATATGAAAAATAACTTGGTATACCCATTCAATAAATAGTAATAATAATCTTTATATAAATTATATTATTTTTATAATTTAATATTATTTATAATATATGAATGTTCAGAAAGATATTATTCAAATGATTGATAAAAAAATATTATTTTTTAATAATATAATTCAAAGCACAATTTTAAATGCCAAAAATAATAAAATAAATAATATAATTTGTGAAAGTGAATATGAAACATGTTTAAGTTTATTAAACGAATTAAATAAAAAGATAAATAATATTACCAAGTCAGTTTCTTCGAAAGAAGAATTAATATCTCAATTGCAAAATATTAATAATGATTTATCTGGAATTATAAAGATGTATGGAACAGATTCGTTTGAAAATCTGTTGATAGTTTGTTTTGGAAGTCAAAAATATATTGAGACAGATAATAATTTACAAAAATACGAAATTTTAAAAAAATATTTTCATCCTACGGGATACAAGGTGTTAACGTTAAATGTTGAAACACCAAATTTAGAATGCAATGATATTTTATTGACAACAAATATTTTTCATATAAAAGTGTATGGAATGAAAGTATATATACGTAACAATTCTATAAATAAAAGTATAGTTGTATATGGTATTCTGGATGATGTAATTCTTTCTTTATTAAATGAATCGTTTATAAATGACAAACAAGAAATAATTATGAATAATTCGCCAAAAGATTCGTTATTTTTACGTGAATCTTATAAAAAATACATTTCTTCACTATCTTTAAAAGAATTGTTAGTATATAATCATGAAGAAATTTATAATAAATATGTTGGATATTGTTATTTATATAAGTTATTAAAAAATAAATCGTTAAATAATCTTATAAAAGATTTTGTTAGTGGGGACTTATATTCAAAAAGAAATACATTATTATTATTAATATATAATAGCGACGATTATGATAATGCATATATTGCTTATATATTGTATGATTTAATGGTTAATGACGCTTATACGATAGATACACAGAATAAATTATATAATACCTTACCATTTTATATAAAACAAACTTTTAATGAAATAATGAAAAAAATAATAGATAATAACATTGATTTAAATAAAGACATTCATTCAGTTTCTCTTGAAAATAAAATTAATTTATTAAAAGTAAATGATACAGTTAAAGAAAAAGCGTATATTAAATTAAGAGAAATTAAAGCAAAAACGGATGATTCGTGTAGTAAAGCCAGACAATATTTGGATGGGTTATTAAAAATTCCATTTGGAATTTTAAAAAAAGAGCCGATATTAAATGTAATGAATTCAAATAGAAATATAATAAAACATATGAGTTTATTAATAAATAAATATGATGAATTAAATTATACTATTCCGATAAAAGAAAATTATACAAGTGTAGAGATGGCTTTTCATATAAAAAAAATAAATGATATTTTGAAAGAAAAAATAATTTTTAAAATAACAGATAATGATTTAAAAACTATAAAAAATTTTTATACGAAAGGTGATAAACATGAAATTCACGATAATATTAATAAAATAAATAATATCATATCCAAAGAATTAAATGAAATTACAATTCAAAGTTCAAATAATAAATTGTATACGAAACAGGAATTGAAAAAAGAAATAATTAATTTTATAGACAATAATGCAAATAATATGTTGTTAATGCATAAATTATATAATTTAATGTTAAATGGAACTTCTTTTTGTAATTCAAAGTATGATTTATTAATTACTGATTTAAATAAAATAAAAAATAATTTTGAAGATATAAAAAAATATTTTATAGATGTAAAAAAATCATTAGATAGTTCTGTTTATGGACACGAAAATGCAAAAACCGAGATTGAAAAAATAATAGGTCAATGGATAAATGGAGAAAATAAAGGATATTGTTTTGGGTTTGAAGGATGTCCGGGTGTGGGAAAAACATCTTTGGCAAAAAAAGGGATTGCAAATTGTTTGAAAGATGAAAATGGAGAAAGTCGTCCTTTTTCTTTTATAAAAATGGGAGGTGATAGTAATGGCAGCACATTACACGGTCATAATTATACCTATGTGGGTTCCACGTGGGGTTCTATTGTTCAGATTTTAATGGATACCCAAATAATGAATCCAATAATATACATAGATGAGGTGGATAAAATAAGTAAAACAGAAAATGGAAAAGAATTGATTGGGATATTGACTCATTTATTGGATTTTACACAAAATGATTCTTTTCAGGATAAATATTTTAATGGAATCAATATTGATTTATCAAAAGTTTTATTTATTTTGTCTTATAATGATCCAAGTTCTATAGATAGAGTTTTATTGGATCGTATTCATAGAATTAAGTTCAATCATCTTTCATTGAATGATAAATTAACAATAGTAGAGAAACATTTGTTACCCGAAATATTAATAAACATGGGATTGGATGGAATGGTTTATATAGAAAAAGATGCAATTCAGTATTTAATAGAAACATATACAGTAGAGTCGGGAGTAAGAAAATTAAAAGAATTAATATTTGATATGATAGGAGAAATTAATTTACATATTTTTAAAGATACTTTTATTGTAGAATCTTTTCCGATACATTTAGGAATTACAGAAATAAAAAAATATATGAAGGATAAGGTTGAATTGATTCCTCAAAGCATAGAGTCAGAAAATAAAATAGGAGTCATTAATGGAATGTGGGCAAATGCACTTGGAAATGGTGGTATATTACCATTATATGCTAAATATTATCCATGTAATAATTTTTTAGAATTAAAGTTAACAGGTTCTCTTGAGAAAGTAATGAGTGAAAGTATTCATGTGGCAGAAACATTGGCTTTTTCTCTACTTTCTCAAGAAAGAAAAGATTATATTTATCAAGAAAAAAAAATGTTTGGGATACATATTCACGCAGCCGAAGGCGCAGTTAGTAAAGATGGTCCAAGTGGAGGTGTAGCGTTGACTACATTAATATATAGTTTATTGAATAATTATAAAATAAAACAAAACTTTGGAATAACAGGAGAAATAGATTTGAATGGTAATGTTTGTGAAATAGGAGGTCTTGATATGAAGATAATAGGATCTATCAAATCAGGAGTTACTTCTTTTATTTTTCCTAAAAGAAATCAGAAAGATTATGATAAATTAGTAGAGAAATACAAGGATACCGATATGTTTAAGGATATGAAATTTTATTCAGTGGAAAAAATTCAAGAAGTATTTGAATTAATTTATGACATATAATAATATAACATGACGACAACGCCTACATCAGCAATAATTAATGTGTCAAGTAATGTAAGTTTGTTTAATACAGAGTTTATAGATGTATTGGTATATTATTCGCCAGTTATATTAAGTTTTTGTGTATTGATAATATCAGTTTTTTACCAAACATATAAAGGAGTATTTTTGTTTGGGTTTGTAGCTATTTTCGGGCTTTTAAGATTAATATTTATAAATTCATTAACCTCGTTATTTAATCCTACAACATCGTCGATAAATAAAAATTGTAGTTCATTTAGTTCATTGCAAAAATATAAAACAGATGGGTTCATTGTATTTTTTGTAACTTTTGTAACTGGATATATATTAGCCCCCATATTTATTTATAAAAAGTATAATAATATTTCTGTTATTTTATTTTTAGGAATTTACATGTTGGGGGTAATAATAAAAAATGTTACAGATGGGTGTAGTGATTTATCAACAACGTTAACAAATATGATTTATGGTGTAGGAAGTGTAGCCGCATCTATTTTCTTTTTAATGTCTGTTGGAATGTCTAACATGTTATTTAATGAAGATTTATTTTCTGATGCGACGGTATGTTCAATGCCTTCTAATCAGACATTTAAATGTTCCGTTTATAAAAATGGTGAGGTAATTAGTTCTTCAACAATGAAATCTAATAGTTAAAAAATTTACGATTATTTAATAAAAATGATTTTACATTTTTTAAAGTAATGTCTCTTGCAAAACTATCTGCCATTAATTTTTGATTCCCTTTAGTGTTATAAAATAAAACAAACAAATTATATTCTTTAATTAAATTTTTTGTTTTATACATATTTAAATCCATCACATTGAACATTTCTTTATTTTTTCTTTTATTAACCACATTATGAAAAATGTACATTAGAGATTTAAAATCATTTTTTGTCTTGATATGATTAAAATTAATTTTTGATAAAAATTGTGTAGCGTGCATTGAACAATCTGGACAAGGTAACTGCTTACAAATTTGTTTAATAATATTGAATGTACGAAACCCGATAATATGAAAATATTCATCATTTATTTTTTCAACTAAAGTATGAAAAAAAGACCAAATAATGGGTCCCCAAATTGTAGGTGGTGACATATATAATTAATAATAATATAAAAAATATATAATTATTATAATAATGTTTTCAATAAATATTTATGATGAAATAAATAAAGAAGAAGAAGAAAATAATAACGATGATGAAAATAAATGTTTAATTACATTAAAAAAACTAATTGACGATTATGTGGAATTGGATTGTGGACATAAATTTAATTATGAACCTTTGTTTAAAGACATACAAAATCACAAAACAAAATTCAATCGTTTGGAAAGAAATTTTTTGTTAACTAATGAAATAAGATGTCCTTATTGTAGAACTATACATAAAAAACTATTACCGTTGAATAATAATTTTTCAAAAGTTCATGGAGTGAATTATATTGATAGCGAATTAATATTGTTTAATAATAGTGAAAAAGATTATAATTGGTTTCAAGGAAAATGTGAGTATTCTAATAATCATTTATTAAGTAATAAAAATGTTGATTGTTGTTTTAATACAACGGTTGCATATATTGATTTGTTTAAAGCAAATTTATGTATAATTCATAAAAATGAATATCATTATAATTATTTAATACAAAAACAAGAACAAGAAAAAAAAATAAAGGAAGAAAAAAAATTGGCGAAGAAGCAATCTGTGATAAAAGCGAAGCAATCTGTGATAAAAGCGAAGCAATCTGTGATAAAAGCGAAGCAATCAGTGATAAAAGCGAAGCCGGAAATAACTAAATGTTCTTATCTAACTAAAAAAGGGATTCAGTGTTCTTTTAAATCAGTAATTAATGGGTTTTGTAAAAGACACAATAAAATGAATGCAATGAATAATCCAAATGTATAATTTTATTATTTAAATATTTTTAAATAATAAATAAATGTCAAGTGAAAAATTGGATACAAAAGAAGAATTAATTCAGAGAATTAAAGAATGGTTAAAAATAGATAATGATATCATTCGCTTAAATAAAGAATTGAAAGAATTAAAAAAAAAACAAAAATTATTAACAAATTCATTAGTAAATGTAATGAAAACGAATCATTTGGAGTGTTTTGATATCAATGGAGGAAAAATTTTGTATAAAAAAAGTATATCCAAAAAGCCGATTAATTCAAAAATGTTATTAAATACATTAAAAACATATTTCTCTACTAATCCCTCAACGGCGGATGAAGTCGCTGACTATATTTTGAATAGTAGAGAAAGTGTTGTTAAAGAAACAATAAAACGAAAAATAGATAAATAAATTAAAGTTTAAATAAATAATACTTTTTTTTATTAATAATGAATCAAATAGAACAAGAAATAAATAATGATATAAATAAGTTATATCATTCTTTGGAGATTCCGAAAAGTATACCCTATATCTATCCGGGATTAGAATATTTAAATACCGATTTCTCTACTTTGTTGTCTGAAATATCAGAAAATGATAATATTCATATTTGTGCTTACAATGTAAATGTTTTGGGAAAATATCCATTTATACAATATTTTCTGTATAAGCCGTATAATAAGGACTCTTTTTCTTTTCCCCTTTTTGTATATAATAATGATTTGGATTTATTAACAAAATCAATGTCTATAATTACTGCAATTTGTTCATCTTATTATAAAGATACACTCTTTAAATATAAAGGATATATCAAAGAAGTAGAGAACATTTATTTATTTTTTGATTGCAGTCATATGATAATAGATACATTAAAAATGTCTGAATATAATGATGTCTGGTTGGCAGTAATGGATGAAATAGTTAATTATAAAAGTGTATATGGTTTTCCTGTTGATGAAAATGTGTTTGAATTGTTTTATAAATATGAAAATTTAAGCTTTCTTACAGATGAGGAAGATACACATTATCAATGTCCTATTATTGGTTATTCAACATGTGAAGTTAAAAAAATGGATTTTGTGGCGACATTTGGAATCCAAATAAAAAATGAATTTTTAGGAAATTACTTTTATTTTACGGATTATGAAACTACGTTAAAAAATACCCAAGATTCAATTACATTTATCCGGTGTATTTTTTTCACAGATAAAATGAAAATAATTTTTGATAATGAAAATAGCGTTGATAAACAAATTGCAGACTGGAACAATAATTTATCTCTACTGTTTGATAGTGTTTATTTTGTGAGTCCTTCTTTAAAAAAGAATGTATGGGTAGTTAAAAATGAGAATCAATATAATATACTTTCTGTACATAAAATGTTGTTATAATATAATGAGCTGGTTTTCATTTCAAACACGTAATAATCCCGCCACATCATCATCAAATCTACAACAACCACAACCAATCCCACAACAACCAGTTGTAGCACCTACCCCACCTGGAACCTCAACCAATGTCAACACAATTAAACAAATGTATATAAATGCAAAAAATTTTGTTACAAGTGCCTCTTTCAGCGAGCAAGTAAAAGATAGAGCAATACTTTTTTTACAGCTTGTAGAAAGCACTGCTACTCTAATACCTGTATTTGGTCCTGTAGTTGTATTAGCAGCACAAATGACAGAATATTCATTTATACGCGAGGAGTTGAAGGAAAAATTAACATCGTTTTCTAATGAAATAAATGAATATGATAGTATAATTCAAACTGTTGTTTCAGACTTGAATAATTTGTGCAATAAAATATTAAAATTTCAAAATTTTAATCCTGATAAATTGAATAACCATAAAGAATATATGTTACGTATAGCAGACCTAATTAAGATTGATATAAATGATTGTTACGCATATTTAGTTAAAATAATAAAAGATGCAGAAACGAATAGTAGAGTAACATCTATGACAGTAGGTGAAAAATCTATACAAACTAATAAAGAATATAAACTATCAATAGATTCGTTAACATCAACTACAACAATGTCTAGTAATATTGATTCGTATCGTGTTTCAATTATTAATAAATTAATATTATTATTATTTAGAATAGATTCAATATTTATTGAATCTATAAGTGCTTTGTCTGATGAGACAATAGAATTGCAAAATAATATAACAAAAAATACGGAAAAAATGATTGATGATATTAAAAATATAACTGGTACACTTGCCGTCATTGATAATAAACTAAAGGGAATTATAGTTGACGATACAAACAAAATAAGAGATAGTATAAGTAAGTCAAGTGAGAATAACCGCACAATCGGAGGTTATAAGTTTAAATCAAAAAAAATAAAAAGAAAATTAAAAAACAAAAGAAAAACAAATAAAAGAAATAAAAAAAATAAAAGGAAATCAAAAAAACATATTAAATTATAATTATATTTATGTATATGAAAATATCAAAATTTACAAATTTATTGATTGCATTTATATTTTTTTTAATAATATATTATTCTTTAATAGTGATTGTAAAATATTATGACGAAAGTGGATTAATTTATTTACAAACATTTGGAACATATTATATTTTCTTTTTTGTATTGCTATTAATTGCACTTTCATTAAATTATTATATTAGTGTAATAAATATTCCATCTAATTAATAGGTTATTTACATGATATAAATTTCATATTTATATCATGGGTAATATGCCAAGAACATATATTATATTAATTGTTTTGTTTTGTTTTGTTATATTATTTCTTTCATTGCATAGAATTATAAATTATTTTAATCCATCTGGATTAATATATTTAAATATGTATTCAATCTATTATATTTGTTTCATCACAACAGTATTTTTAGCAATCACATGTAATTTATATATATACCAAGATAATATTACACAAATTACTGGATTAACTATTCCGACTATAGATCCCACAAATGTTGTTCCAGCCGCAGCAATTGTGTCAGATCAAACGCCAAATGTGCATTCATTAGCAGTAATTACACCAGAAGCATCCACAGCAGTATCAAATCCATAAGCAGAATGGATTGCTTTAAACTAATTTAACTATAATCTAAAAATTGAAAATAAAGTTATATTTATATTGGTAACATAAAAGAATGGAAAGAAAGATTAACAAAAAGATTGAGAATTATTTAACAAAATTTAAAGATTCTATTCGTGACAAAATAGCAGAGTTTAACAAAGTTACGAATGAAGAAATACAATATGATGCTTTGTTGCAATTTATTTATGAATATGAAAGATTGAATATTGATAAAGAAGATTTGGCGAATCGCAAAAGGATAAAGAATATTGTTCCATATTGTGATAGATGTAGTTCAAAACGTGCAAATAACGAACAATGTACACGAAGAAAAAAAGATGGATTTGATTATTGTGGAACACATATTAAAGGAACACCGCACGGAATTATTAATGAAAATGGTGATAATGATGTGATTACAACCCAAAAAGTAGAAGTATGGGCGCAAGATATTCAAGGAATCATTTATTATCTTGATAAAAATATGAATGTATATCAAACAGAAGACATTGTTTCCAACAAACAGAATCCAAAAATCATTGCCAAATATGTAAAAACGGGCGAAACGTTTCATATTCCAGATTTTGGTATTTAATTATTGAAATTGGATACGGCAGAAGCATTTAAATGATTAATAAATTTTGTTTTATCTTTTATATTTTTATTTGTATATAATTGAGCAATTATATTATTTGGATGTAATGTTTCGCATACTAAATTATTTACTCTAACTTTTCCGTGTATATTTAATAATATATTATATAATATCTCGCCATTATAATTTATTTTATAAACCTTTTCAAAATTCAAAAAATTATAGGCTTCAATCATTTTGCCTTTAAACATAATCTTATGGTCTTTACTCATTATTGTTTGTTTACTAGGATAATGTTTTCCTAATGAATTTTCCTCAAAACACACAAGGTAATCATCTAATGTCATTGTTTTTGTTACGGCAATTATTTTTTGATGATTAATTGTATTTTTCTTGATATTAATATTTTTTATTTTTATTATTCCTTGATCTGTTTCAATAGGTGCATCTTGTAAAAAACATATATTTGAAATAGGAATTGGATTAGAATTAGAATTAGAAATTAAGGGTTCAAGTTCTGAAATAACAGTTGCATTTATTCCAGAAATAAGATTTGGATTGATAGGCACAGGATTTACATTACACAATGCATTAACAGAAGTGATTCCACTAAATGTAACATTTTCTTGTTGTGAATATAAACGACCATAAATAGTTGAAGCATTTGCAAATGTAATTGCAGTACCCGCTATAAATATACCAGCAATATTTGGGGGACTCGTTCCTGTAAAAGTAATCGCTGTACCAGCTAAAAAAAATATATTACAGTTAGTTGCATTATTTATTAAATAAAAAGTTGCTACATTTGCAAACGTAATAGCTGACGCACTTGTAACAAAAAATTGAGCATTTGAATCTCCTTGTGCATTAAAAACGACTGCAGAACCAGAAGGAAAAACAGTTCCTGAAAGAACATAATTTATATTCGGTAAAAATATATTTATAATACTTGGAGTAATATTTTCACTAATTAAAGTAGATGTTTTTGTATTTATTGCACCAACTAATGCAGATAATTCCGTTTGCGCAGTTCCTGCATCCGTGTTATTAATTAAACTTGTCGGAATAATATTAGAAGAAATAGATGGCGTAGGAGATGAACCATAACTACCATTTGAAATTGTAGTGGCATCTGTAGAGGTTATACCCGACGAAGCTAAAACAGCATAATTCGCTAAAGTAGGGTAATTAGAAAGTTGGATGCTCATTATAATTTATAGTAATATAATTATAATGAATAATAACAAAAAATTATTATCGCCCAGTCCATATTTTCAATAAAGGAACATTTATTTTTTTTCTGGCAAGTCTATCTTTACAATAATCGTCAAATGAATATCCCCATTTCATATATATTGAAATAGAACCAAGTAGAGAAAATATTTTGCTTGGATTGTTCAAGCAAAATATAATTCCCATTATTCTTTCTAAAGAACATCTATCGGATCTATTTTTTACAACATATAATAAAGAAAATAAATTATATTTATTAGTTATAAAAGATAAAAATTTATGAGAAATATAACTTTGACAACCAAAACACCCTACCCATGCATCTTGATTCCATTTTAATGTAAAATTATCCAATTCAGTTAATTTTTCAAATAAGGGGTTGTTGTTTTTCAAAACACTTATCAAACGTTTTGAGTTCTCTACATTTTCTTTCTTTTCGTTTTCAAAATGCCATAAAGGAATAATTGGAAGATTTATTTTTTCAAATTTGATTCTTTTTTGGAAGAAAACGCTGTCGTGTATAATCACTGCATTATTAAAGAAATAATGTTTATAATAATAATAATAAGGCAATAATTCACCTCTTCCCGAAAATTCTGATTGAATATAATGTACGTTTTCGTAATGATTCAAAACTTTTAAATACTCTCTGTTACTATTATCATCTATCACTATTATTTTATATTTTTCTGAAGGGTAAAATCGTCTTATAGATTGAATGCATATATTCCAATATTTATTCGTTTTTTCTGAATTTACATGACGTGTAATGATGAATCCGTAATTTGCAACATCCATTATATATTATATAAAATTATTCATTCTTAATAAATACATTTTATTAAAGAATCTTATAAATAAAATATGAAGAAATTAGAAAATAATGAGTGAATCAATATTCATAATATTTGTTTTCTCTACTTTTGGAATCTTTTTTCCTTCTATAAAATATTTATTAAATTCGGATCTTTTCAATTGTTCATGGGGAGTATGTTTATGAACGGAACGTGCAATCATTTTATACAATTTAAAGTCTTCATATCGTTCATCGCCATTTTTTTTGTAGAGAACATTTAATCCATTATCGTCTCTACACCATTCTACAATTAATTTTATAATAGGAGAACAATCATTTAGATCATTTAAATCATCCATATCATCCACAACATAATCAAAAATAGAACATGCTAAACGACACAAATCAAAGCTATAATTGGGTTCTATTCTTGGTTTTGAATCGTTGAAAAAGGGTTCACAATTGTATTGCGTAGCTGCATCTTCTCCTTTTTTAAAACTGTCGCTGAATAATATTTTGTTGTTTATTTTATAAATACTTCTTCCAAAATCAATTATTTTAAAAATTCTGCCATATGTCGGTACTTTATAATGTTTTTTATTATAACAATAATACAAATATTTTTTTTCTGTAGAAATATACATTATATTATTTGTATGTAAATCATTGTGAGTAAAAGAAAAACATTTTTGATATGTAATTAATATCATTATTACTTGCATTAAAGCAGAGAACCATTCGTCCATTGATTTTATTTGTTTTTGCAAAATTAAACTGTCAAACGTGTCAACACATTTTTCCATACAAACCATATTGACTGGAAATTTTGGAATTGTGGCATATATAGGTTTATCAAACATAATTCCTTCATCGTCTTCATCGTCTTCATCTTCATCATCTTCATCATCTTCATCATCTTCATCATCTTCATTTTCATTTTCATCTTCATCGCTATAAGAAACTCTTGAAGAACATGATGAATTGCTTTTTAAAGAAAGGATATTTGAATTATCAAAATCAATACTAGTTTCTTCCAAATCTATTGTTTCTTCTGAATTGTCTGTTTTATGTGTGTTGTCTGTTATAAAAACGTCTTCAAAAATTTCTTCGTGAATAGAAGAAATAGAAATGTTTGCTTTTTTACTATGATTAATAGTAATAGGTGGAAGAGGTTTTTCTAAACATTCGTCATTTATGCAAAAAAGTTTTTTATTTTTATTAAAAAAATCATATTTTATTAAATAATCCAAATCGTCTTCTATGTTTACTTTAAAATTATTTTTAATTCCAACAAAACTTCCATAAAATTCAATCCCATGAACAAAATGATATTCATTTAACAACTTACTTGTAAGAAAATTAAATAGTCCATCCACATAGGCTGAATTATTAGAATCATTTATTTTATTTTCAATATCATTCATTTTCTCTACTTGTTTGATATCCGGAAGTGAAAAATCAGATAATTCATTATACTTTCCAATCATATATTTAAATGGATCCAGAATAGGAGCGAATTTAATAAAAATAGATTGTTTTACAATTTCATCATTTTGTTTTATATGAAATTCCAAATTTTTTTCTTCAGATAAAGAAACATCATAAATATATTTAGAATGATTTAAATTAATATTATTAAAATTCGTTTCATTTAATTCAAAAAAATTATTGTAAATGGGAATATAATTTTGTATTTCATCAAAATGAAAAATATCTGGATTTTTGCATTTATCAAAAAATAATGCATTTTTACGTTTTTCGTAATTTAAATGTAATGGATTCATTTTAGCTAAATAGTATATTATTAATATCTTTTTTTAACTCAATTTTTGCGTAATATAATTATAAAAATAGAGATTTATAATTATAATGACATTGGAGTTGAAAAAATTTGACATGAAAAATATTAGTTTTAAACCGAATGAAATGAAAGCACCAGTATGCGTTCTAATCGGTAGAAGAGGAACTGGTAAAAGTGTATTGGTTCGCGATGTTCTCTACTATCATCAAGATATTCCTATTGGAGTGGTTGTAGCAGGAACAGAAGAAGGAAATGGATATTATGGTAAGATGGTTCCCAAATTATTTATTCATAATGAATATAATACAACGATTATAGAGAATGTTTTAAAAAGACAAAAAAGTGTTTTGAAACAAATTAAGCGAGAAATGGAAGCCTTTAAAAAAACAAATATTGACCCGCGATCATTTGTTATATTAGATGATTGTTTATATGATGGAACATGGACAAGAGATAAAATGATGAGATTATTGTTTATGAATGGAAGACATTGGAGAATCATGTTAATCATTACGATGCAATATCCGTTAGGTATTCCTCCTTCTTTAAGAACCAATATTGATTATGTATTTATTTTGAGAGAACCTTATATTTCCAATCGTAAACGTATTTATGAAAATTATGCAGGAATGTTTCCTACATTTGAATCATTTTGTCAAGTGATGGATCAATGTACAGAAAATTATGAATGTTTGGTGATTAATAATAGCGCTCAATCAAATAAATTATCAGAACAAGTATTTTGGTATAAGGCAGATATACATAACGATTTTAGATTAGGAAGTAAAGAATTTTGGGAATTGAGTAAAGATATGAATTCGGATGATGAAGATGATAAATATGACCCGAATAATACAAAAAAAAGAGGACAGGGGCAGAAAATAAATGTGAAAAAAACGAAATGGTAAAAATTATAATTTTTGATACAATTGATTCAGATAAGGAACGTTCATAAATGTTTGAGGCTTGATTCCATTGGTTTCATAACCACATAATAAGTTTTCTTCTTTAAACTGTGGAATGATTTGTTTGATTACTTTATAAAAGTTGTTTCTGGATAAAAATCCTAATCCCGCCAACCTTATAATATTCATATTTTTTGCTGCCATTGGATTATTTGTCAAAATATATATCTCTACTTTTTGTTTGTGTAAAATTTCAAACATATACCTCAACCATAAAAATCTTTTTTCTGACCCACAATAATAAATAGCAATATCTCTATCATTGATTCCAATTTTCATGAAATTAACTGTATCTATTGGATTGCTTGGTAGAAATATACCTTCAGCAACAGATAAAGTTCCATCCCAATCAAACAATGCTACTTTAGTATGAATAGTAGAATAAGCCCATTTAAGTAAATCAACTGCATTGTGTATAGAAAATCCTATATTAATAGAACGTTCACTATTTCTAAAAGAAGCCAAAAAATTCGCGAATTTATTATTTGGATGTTTTTTTAAAAAATCTTTGGTAAAATTTTGTGGGGTTGACTTCATAATTTCACTATTCGGTTTATCTGGAATGTAAATAGCATCTACTTTGTTCAACATTGTACTAAATTGATGAATAATATCTGGTTGATTATCATAAAACCGAATAGAGATATTTTTATTTTTATATTTTACGCTCATAAAATATAAAATATTATTTGCAATTTATTTATTTGCAAATGGACCACTTTGCAATAAACTTTGTCCATAATCCGACTTTCCAACAATAATATTATCTCCTTCAAATAATTCAGAACGAATATCAGAAGACGTTATTTCAGTTTCATTTCCGTCGTGAATATCTAATAATTTTTTTTCTTGTGTATTCAAATTATTGATTCCAATCAAGTTCCCATCATTGTCAATACTTTGTGTAAGAGTGGAACCCGATTTCTTTGCCTTCTCTATATTCTCTTCAATTGCCTTCTTCTTTGTCTCCTTGACTCTTTGCTCAAACGCATTCTTTGCAAATGCTTCATTCTTTGACTTTTCGTGCATCAATTGATTTAATTCATCTTCCATATATTCAACTCTTCCTGTCTTGTATGCTTCTGGTTCCCAAGGCATCCATAAACCAACCGGTCCTACATATACATCGTGATTCGGATCAATCTCTCTCAACATTTTACACCTCATTTCTGCTTCTTCAAGAGAAGGATAAACTCCTCTCACCTTAAGACCACGTGTAGACGTTTGGAAATTATAACTTACATTGAACGAATTTTCCAATCTCTCTTCATTTTGATCAATAAATGTTTTATACTCATCTTCAATATTAGATTGAATCAATACCTCTCTTTCTTCTTTAACAAACTCATTAAAATCATTTGTCAATTCTTCAAAATTAATTTTATACTTGAAGGAAATAAAGTTTAGAAATTGTAGTGACTTTTCCATGGATTTATTAAAATCCCACGTTTTTAAAAATTCTTGGAAAAAAAACAACTCTTTATTCTTAATAATTTTTTCGGGAGACACAAAAGAAACACATACAAACTTTTGACCAGCAATAGGTTTATCTTCTTCGAGTAAATCCGCGTAAACTTGTTTTTTATTTTTACTTTCTTTAGAAGTCATAATATTAGTATTTTATTTTATTTAAGTAATTATTAAATTAATAATATTATTATTATTTTCTAATAAAATATTATAATGTTCGATGTTTCAGAAGTTATAAAGAGAATCATAAAGTATTTAGTGGAAGGTTTAATGGTTGCGATTGCTGCTTATGCGATTCCACAACGTTCTTTAAATATGGAAGAAATTACACTCATTGCATTAACTGCCGCAGCTACCTTTAGTATATTGGATTGCTATGTACCAAGTATAGGAGTCTCTACAAGAACCGGTGCCGGATTTGGAATCGGTGCGAATATGGTAGGATTTCCGGGTGGTTTAGGAATGTAATTATTTACTATTTTGTAAATAACATATATGTAATTTTTATATGGGAGGAGGATTATTTGGAACACCGTTATATCTAAATATAAAATGCCTAATCTTTTCAGTAATTATTTTAATTATTTATTGGTTGCCACATCCAAGCACTATTGCACATAATATCGTAATGGGATTTTTATTAACAGTGTCTGCATATATTGCTTTAGCATGGTATGATGTATTGTATAGTTGTAATGATAGATTAAAAGCAACCTTATTGGGATGGTTATCAAAGTCGTTTAAACCAAAAGAATATTCAGAAAGTTATGATAAACTACCATTGAAATATAAAAAAATAATAAGATATGTTGATATTGTTGTGTTGTTGATTATTTTCTTTACATTTTTGTATCCATTTTTTTTTAAATAATTTTTCAATAAAAATTTCATAATATATGAATGTATATTATTAAATAGTAGGAATAAATTCCCAATTTAATTCAAAACAAATTTTACTCCAAATAGTATCTTGTTCTATTAACTTTTCTCTATCTTTTAGTAAAGGAATTTCTTTTAAATAGGCGGTTTCACCAATCAATTCAAACAATTTATACAAAACATAATAATAATGAAGAAAATTAACTCTGTAATCAGGACAATGTTTTGCATAAGGATATTGAATTTCAATAAAGAAATTACATAATGTGTCTTCTAATTCTTGAGAAATTATAGGTGGTCGAATGCCTAATTTATCTCTAATAAAGTTAATATGTTCATAATATTTATTGTATCCTAATTTTTTTAATAATAATTTAGTATCATTATATGTTAAAGATTGTATATCTATTCTTTCTTTTTTGATTTGATTTTTTAGATTATCAATAACTTCTACAGGTATCAATGTGGTTTGTTTACCTTGATGTTGTGCCAATATTTCTTTAAAATGATTAATTTTTTTATAAGCATAAAAACACACTTCTTTAGGAGGTTCTTTATATGAAGGTTTATCATTTTCAATTAAATATTTGATATTACGAAAACATACATTACAAATTAAAACACCTTCGTCGTCCATAGGAATTAGTTCGCCTTTAAAACAATAATTGCAAATGTCACTTTGTTGAACAAACTCATCCATATTAAGAAAAGAATCATCGATATTACTCAAGTATTTAGAAAAAATATTATTTGTTGAATCCATTTTTTCAGAAGAATTGTTTATTTTAAAAAAGCTATTCAGTATTGTATTTTTATTTGTAATTTCTCCTTGAGAGATTTTCTTTTTATTTTCAAAATAATCAAATATATATTTAGAATTATCGAGAAAATAATTTAATTTTCTTTTTTGTAAAATTTGTATATTTTTTTTTAATTCAGAAATATTGTCTTTTATTTCCATTACTTGTTCTATTTGTAGAGAATTTTTTTCTTTCACATAAGAATTTATTTTTTCTTGTAATAAAGAAAGTTCATATTTCATTTGCGGGAGTTTATCATTTTCATCTTTTTCAAACGTATTTAGAAATTCATTATGTTTTACATCAAGAGAAAAATTTTGTTTATTATCATTTTTTATTTTTTTTACTGATTTTGGTTTAAATTTTTGCATATAATAATTATTTACATATTATTTAATTAATTATTAATTTAAATATATATATCAATAAGTTAAAACAAAAAAATAGTTATTGTAAAAATATTAATGGATCTGAATATTGTTTTAGAAAACGGAAATAACATTTCAATAGAAAATATAAAATTTCAAAAAATGTTATTTATATTTAATGCTGTAAACAGTGGATGGTCAGTAAAAAAAGAAAAAGATTTATATATATTTAAAAAAGGACACGAAGGAAAAAAAGAGTATTTTAAAGAAGATTATTTGTCTTCTTTTATGGGTAAAAATTTTGATATAGAATCATTATTATCATAATGAGTGTAAATGTAACAAAAATAACAAATATTATTATATTATCATCACAACCAATAATATAATAACATTAATAATATTAAAATTATATATTTTGATTTGAGTTAAAATATTTTATTTTAAATTAAAAATCAGAATTATTTTCTTTAGCAATAATATAACTATGGGTGGTGGTTTAATGCAATTAGTTGCCTATGGCGCACAAGATGTATACCTTACTGGAAATCCTCAAATTACTTTCTGGAAAGTTACCTATCGTCGTTATACTAATTTTGCGATTGAGTCTATTGAACAAACATTTAATGGACAAGCCGATTTTGGACGACGTGTTACTTGTGTAATCAGTCGTAATGGTGATTTAGCATACCGAACCTATCTTCAAATTACTCTTCCCGAAATTAATCAGTACATGGGAAATTCCACTTCTCTTGCTTTGGGACAACAATCTGTTTATGCAAGATGGCTTGATTTTCCAGGTGAGCAGATAATTGCGCAAGTTGAGGTTGAGATTGGTGGTCAGCGAATTGATCGCCAATATGGTGATTGGATGCATATCTGGAATCAGTTGACAATGACTGCTGAACAGGAGAGGGCTTATTTTAAGATGGTTGGAAATACTACTCAAATGACTTTTATTACAGATCCATCATTTTCGGATGTGGATGGTCCTTGTGATTCTGTTGCACCTCGTCAGGTGTGTGCGCCACGTAATGCTTTGCCCGAGACGACCCTCTATGTTCCTTTCCAATTTTGGTTCAACAATAATCCTGGGTTAGCCCTTCCTTTGATTGCTTTGCAATACCACGAGGTGAAGATTAATTTGGATTTACGTCCAATTGATGAGTGCTTGTGGGCGGTGACTACGTTGTCTTGCAATAGCCAAGGTTCTAATCCCAACACTCAATTGCCAATTGGTTCTACTGTTTCGGCAACAATTGCTTACAATCAGTCATTGGTGGCTGCTTCTTTGTATGTGGATTATATTTTTTTGGATACGGATGAGCGCCGTCGTTTCGCCCAAAATCCCCACGAGTATTTAATTACCCAGCTTCAGTTCACGGGAGATGAAAGTGTGGGTTCGTCATCCAACAAGATCAAGTTGAATTTTAATCATCCTGTGAAGGAGTTGATTTGGGTTGTTCAGCCTGATCAGAATGTGGATTACTGTTCGTCTCTCTTATGTGATGCGTTGTTGTTTAAGGTGTTGGGCGCACAACCATTTAACTACACGGATGCAATTGATGCTTTGCCTAACGCGATTCACGCTTTTGGTGGTCCTCACGAAGTGTCTGCTGGAAACTATATTGATGCACGAGGATTGTTTGAGGATGCTGGTGCAGAAGATGCTTGGACTCCTTCTAACTTTACTGGATACTGGAACGGACCCAATGACCCATACAACGAAGCCAATCTCGGAGGTGTAAATGTCCCAATTAATCCTAACTTGGCAAACAACAATGCTTCTCTTGAAGCAGCATTGGCAGGCATTGGTATTGGAAATGTCAATGGTATTACCGGCAATCAAATCCCCGTGGGTCGCGGAAACGGATATGGTGGATATGGTTCAACTCCAAGTACCTTGACACACGCGAATCACAACGCCAATTCCAGTGTGTCGGATGCAGGAACCTTTGTTCTTTCTGAAACCTCATTGGATATGCATTGTTGGGGACAAAACCCTGTGGTGGTTGCCAAGCTTCAACTCAATGGACAAGACCGCTTCTCTGAGCGCGAGGGTTCTTATTTCTCTTGGGTTCAACCATTCCAGTGCCACACACGTGCGCCAGATGAGGGAATTAATATTTACTCATTTGCACTCCGCCCTGAGGAGCATCAACCTTCCGGCACTTGCAACTTTTCAAGAATTGATAACGCCACTCTTCAGTTGGTGTTGTCTAACGCAACTGTTGAAGGAACCAAGACTGCCAAGGTGCGTGTTTATGCTACCAACTATAATGTGTTGAGAATTATGTCGGGAATGGGTGGGTTAGCATATTCAAATTAAGAGGAATGGGTGTATTTATTTGGTATATTTATATATAAAATAATATTAATAACTTAAATAGTTCATATTATAAAATATATAATATGAGCATTATGACCAGAACAAATAAAATTGATTTTATTCTCAATGAGGATGGAACCATCAATTATACAAGTATGAAACCAGAATATTCAACCAATACTGAATTTAATTGTGGAGAAATAAAATATAATGGAAAAACATATCTTGTTGATAATGAAGACATGTGTAGAATTGTAAATTCAAACAAATCATTCGTTTTTATTTCAGATGAGGATTATCCATCTTATGCATATAATTATAGACGAATCACATATCTGGATTTTATTTTTAGAGTAAATCAAGAATCAGTATATTTTGAATTTATCAATAATAATAAAAATGATTTGAGAAGAATAAATGTAAATTTATATCATTATGCACACAAAATGATTTCAAATAAATATAATGTATTGGAATATATAGAAGGACATTTTCAAACAATGGGACAAGACGCAAATATTATGAAAAATCCCATTTGGAAAATATTAGAAAACGAAAAAGAATACTTGTTAATGTATTGTGAAAAAGATACAATTTGCAAATTATGTCCTATAAGTTATCAAAAAATTATTGATTATGAAATAAAAGAAAATAATGGAAAAAAATTAACATGGTTTAAACAACGGAACGGATATATTATGAATAGTTATAATATATACATCCATCAAATTATTATGGGATGTTATGGAAATGGAAAAGGAACAAAATTAATTAGTGTAGACCATATTGACCAAGAACCATTGAATAACTCTTATGAAAATTTAAGATTGGCTACCAGAAAAGAACAAGAAAATAATTCAAATGGAATCAAAGATGGAACCAAGAGAGAAAGAAAATCATCTGCAATCTCTCTACCTGAAGGATTAACACAACAAATGATGAAAAAATATGTTGTGTATTATCACGAATGGTTGGATAAAGAAAAAACAAAATATAGAGAATTTTTCAAAGTAGAGAAACATCCAAAACTGGATAAAACATGGATAACTACCAAATCTGGTAAAGTTTCTCTACTTGATAAATTAAAACAAGCAAATAAAGTAGTAGACGATTTAGAAAATAATATTTATCCTATAAAAGATACACCAACCTTGCCCAAGTATTTCTCTTTTATATTAATGAGAGAGAAACCACATTTGGTTTTTGAAAAAAGAATAGATGGACAAAGATTAAATATGAAAATGATTTTACCAGAAGATTATGATTTGGATACACAAATGGAATTTTTCAAAGAAAAAATTAAAGAGAAATATAATAAAATTACGGAATTATTCTAACAAACAATTTAATTAAACAAATAACTTTGCCATATTGATTACTTCTGGTTTATTCATTTCTCTATAAAATAATTTTTCTACCTGTGAATCATCTCTCAAACGAATCGTATATTCTTGTTGAATATTGTTTCTTCCGATTCTTCCAAATGCTTGAATAATTTTTTCTTGAGTGATGGACAAGTCTTTGGATAAATATCCGTGACAGAATTGATAATTGGTTCCGTATATATAATCACTGGATGCAATAATCATGTATAATTTTTGTTGAGAAGCCAATCGTTTTATTATTTCTGTGTAAGTAATGCTTGGATGATTTGTAAAAACACCAATTCCCATCAATAATAATACTTTCCAACTATCATCTACATCTTTCAACATCATAATTTCTATAATAACGTGTTCTTCAATGTCACTTGTAAACGTATTGATAATCTTATGAGGAAACCATTTTTTCAGATGAAGAATTTTATTGGGAACAAACGTTTCATTCAATTGAACAGATTGAATCATATTTTTGTATCTCTCAATTTCAGATTCTAATCTTGCAATATTTTTGCCATCGGCATTTGTATCTGAAGCCAATTTAACCTTACTATCTTTTTTCTTGATTTTTCCTCCTCCACATGATTCTTCAGTTGCAGAAGATTGATTATTTTTTTCTGTTAGCAATTCCAATTCGTGTTCCAAATCAGTTATTTTTTCGTTAATAGTATTATTCACTGAAATTTTATTTAATATATCTTTCATAACTTGAGATGGAATATTGGATTGTTGAATATAAAATTTGGCAATTTTCTCTACATCATTTGTAAGAAATATAGTTGGTCCATCTGTTAATGTAAATGCATCTTTTGTAGTCACATATATTCCAGTCTGTTCTTCTTTAGAAATTTCTATTGAAGAAACACTTACTGTTCTTGATAATGGTTTACCTTCACTACAAATAGAGATTGAATTCAAACTACTTGATTTTCGGATAGGGGTGCCATTTGTGTCAACAAATGAATTAGATTGGATTCTTTTTTCTTTTAATAAATTCATATGCAAATATATTTTTTCCCATGATTCGGGTTCAGTAGTAACAATGCGTTCTAATAATTCCAGATAGAACAGTTTAATTGAAGACATGGAGATGTCTTCCAACTTTTCAAAAGATTTACAAAGTTCTTTAGAAGAAATAAAATCAATAAATTTAACAATTTCATTCAAGTCTAAATATCGTAATAACGTCAAATTATCTTTTATATTTTCAATAATTTGAAGCATTTTTTCTGGGTTATTGGTAATAGAATGAGGAACAATTACATAACCGTATTTGTTAATAATAGGAATAGATTTTTTACAGTCGTAGCTAATAATATTATGAATGGTTGCACCTTCAAATTTTTTATGAAATGAATCAATTGTTAAACCGATTTCGTGTAATTTTGGAAGAGTTGCAGAAGATAGAACCAAATTGGGAATCAAATTTTGTTGCCAATTTTCTCTGATAATAGAATGCAATTCGTGTTCTTCATAATCCATTGTAATTGTAGGTTCATCCCAATAAGTAATAATATTTGTTGCTTGATTAAATGACAACATATAAAACATTGCAGGCAAATACGATTTTACATCACAAATCATAATCTCTACTTTATCTCCAACTGAATTATCTACCTTACCTATTCCACCTGTTTTTCTATTTTTGGTGAAATCTTTTGCTGCAAAATAATGTAATCGGATATCTGCTGCACTGGAGCAACCAAAAGCGAAAGCAATTTTCTTTCCAACAGAAATAGATGATTTCGCCAAAGCTAACCCGACGTGTCTCGCCGCACAAACAAAGATGATTCGTTGAGTTATTTTTTCATTAGTAATTTTATCTATCTTATATCCTTCTGAAAGACCAATTGGAGAAAGAGTTTTTCCAGTGCCTGTAGGTGCAATATATAAAATTAATTTAGGATATGCATTTTTACACACAGTAAATAATTCGCGTTGATGTTCATATAATGTCAAATCGGCGTATTTCAATAATAATTTATTTTTCTCTATAAATTCAACAGAATTTTTAATCAAATCAATCATGTTTAATTCAGATTCCAACTTTTTCAAAATAAATTCAACAAAATTCATTACGTGTCTATTTAACATTTGAATAGACATTGATTTTAATTTATATAGTGTAAAATAGTGAATATACCAAGTATTTGTTTCTTTGTGTATAAATAGTTTGGAAATAATATCCAAAAGCAAGTATTCATAAATATCCACATTATTCATTATTTTCTCTATATTATTTCTTTGAATGCGGATTAAGTCCGCTTTTTTAATTTTTGGATTGGCTTTTATATCATGAACAAAATCAGAATAAATATTGATTTGATTTATTTTTTCTAAAAAGTAATTGTAATAAAGATAATCTTCCATTAGTGGAGAAAATTCAACCTTCAAAAAACCGAAAAGAGATATATGTTTATTATATTTGATATTTACATCGTGATATCCATTGCAGATTAATGTGAGAATATGTTTTTCTTCATCTGTCACAGGAACTTCAATAGATTCCCATTCAGATTTGTTGAGTTTTCGTTGGTTCAAGTCCATTTAATAAGTTTCTTTTTGAATTGCTCTTTATATTATTTACATTATTTAAATCAATTTTTTATAAGTAATTAAATTGAAATATAAATCATAGAAGATAATATGCTATCATCATTTAAACATGGCTTTCATCATTTCAATTGAAGGAAATATTGGTTCGGGAAAAAGCACATTTCTCTCTTACCTAAAAGAAAAATGTTCATCAAAAATAATATTTGTAAAAGAACCAGTTGATCAATGGGAACAAATAAGAGATAGTGAAACAAATGAAACAATGTTACAAAAGTTTTATAAAGATCAAAAAATGTATTCCTTTTCATTTCAAATGATGGCATTCATAACTCGTTTCTCTATTTTGAGAGAAACTGTAAGAAAAAATCCTTCTGCTATAATTATTACAGAAAGATGTTTGTATACAGATAAATATGTATTTGCCAAAATGTTATTTGAAATGAAAAATATTGAAGATGTGAATTATCAAATATATAATCAATGGTTCGAAGAATTTGCTTCTGAATTTCCGATTAATAAAATTATTTACATAAATGCAGACCCAGAAATATGTTTTGAAAGAATAAAGAAAAGAAATAGAAATGGCGAAAGTTTGATTCCTCTGGAATATTTATCCAATTGTCATCAATATCATCAAGATATGATTGAACATCTATATTCTACTACAGAAATAATTCATATTGATGGAAATGTAGACATTTATAAAAATCCAACAATAATTCAAGAATGGATGAAACAATGTGAATTATAATCACACAAAATCGTGATTCACATATTCATCATATCTATTGTATAATACAATTTCATCATTATATTTACACGTATTATAGTCGGTTTCAATCAAAAATTTATATTTTTGATTATTTAATAATAATATTTGTGATTTTTTTTGTTTAATATAAGGAATTTTCATTATTCTACAAATGCTCCAATTCCAATAATTATATTCTTCTTTGTGATTTTTGTATAATTCTATATATTTATTCATACAGTCATACAAATAATAATTATTTTTATCTGATAATATTATGTGTGGATTTAATTGCCATTCATCTATATATATATTAAAATACATAGATATACAACTAACAAAATCATCATTTTTCTCTACATAGTTACTTAGAGACACAATAGGATTAATATCTGCATCTACATATAACCCGCCATATTTATTGATAATACATACACGCCAAAAATCAGCCTTAATTGGACCATCTGGTATGAAATTAAATATATCCGAATGTAATTGTGAATACTCTTCTAATAAAAATTTTTGACACAAATCATCATCATATAATTTTATTTCATATTCTGGATTCAATTCTTTCCATTTTTGTGAATATATTTTTATCTTATCTAATGTTTTATGACACATATAAATTACTTTTGGTATATTTGTCTTATAATCTGTGTTGAACAAATTATTATAATTTATATTTGAATTCATTTTTTTTATATTATAAAATTTTCTTTCAGTCCAACAATCCATCCAATATTTATTAAATTTGGGTTGTTCATTTCTGTAATTATCATGAAAATGTAATATTACTAATTGTCTAAATTTAATATTTGTATTTTCTTTGTTATAGTGATTCGGTAGTCCATTTGATACATTTAATGAAAACGAATTTATATTTTTTTCTGAAAAAAATCTTTTCATCATTAATGGTCCTGTTGGTTCAGTTGATGCATTTCCATAAAAATTATGATTCACATTATTTACTACTTGAATAATACATTTTTTCATTATATTATTATTCGGTTTACAAATAATAATTGCATTATAAACCCCGACTTTATCAAAATCTTTGCAAAAGTATTCTTTATCTATAAGATAATTAAAATTAAATCCATTAACACAAAAATATTTTACATCTAAATATATTCCGCCATATTTATATAATACGCAATATCTCCACAAATCAATCTTTATTGCTGCAGGAATAATGGCATCATA